GGTATGACTTGGGCAGAGGCTGATAAGGTCCGCAAGATTATTGGAAAGAAAAAAGATGCAAAAGAATTTGACCAGTTCAAAGATAGGTTTGTTATTGGGGCTTCAAAACACATTACTAAGAAAAAGGCAGAGGCGCTCTGGCACGATTTTGAAGCGCATGCTGGTTATTCTTTTAATCGTTCTCATGCCGTTGCTTACTCTATGCTTAGTTATTATACTGCTTGGCTTAAGTTTTATTATCCGCTTGAGTTCATGTTTTCAATTCTTAAAAACGAAAATGATAAAGATGCTAGGACGGAATATTTAATTGAGGCTAAACGCTTAGGATTAAAGGTACTGCTGCCTCACATTAATGAATCAGGTCTTGATTTTTCACTTCAAGAAAATGCAATTCGATTTGGATTATCTGAAGTTAAATTTATATCTGATAACATCGCAAATAAAATTATTGACAGTAGACCTTATATTGACTACAATCATTTTATTTCTATTTCTTCTGCTAAAGGAAGCGGTATAAATAGTAGAGCAATTAGTTCACTTAATGCAATTGGTGCTGCAGCGTTTAAAGATAATCCTAGAAGTGGAAATGAAAAAGATAATTATTATGAGTATCTGGGTATACCAACATTTAATTTAGAAGGTATTCCCCCAAGAGTTAAAGCTCAGGCTAGACCAATTGAAGAGTTTGATGACCTAGGATCGTTTGTTATGTTTGGAATGGTAAAGGGAATTAAACGTGGAACAGGTTGGGCAAGAGTAGAGATTGTAGATGAGACTGGTTCAATAGGACTCTTTCATAATGAGCAAACACAAATTGAAGTAGGCCAGATGTACTTTATTCTTGTTGGCGATAATAGAATTGCAAGATACATAAAGGTTTCAGATATAGACCCATCATCAAACGATATGTTTGTAGATTACCTATATCGTAAAGAATATGACTTAGAAGAAGACGAATATATAGTTGTAAACTTTACCCCATATGTAACAAAGGCAGGCAAAACTATGAGCCACATAGTGTTGTCAAATAGAAATAAAGAGTTGACAAGAGCAATTGCTTTTCCAACTATGTATAAAATGACCCTTGCAAAAATGCGTGAGGGAATGAAATGTAGGGTTGTTCTATCAAAACTAGACGATGGAACTATGAATGTAAAGGAAATAAAATGAGTGATATAAAAATAGAAGATGTTTATGCACAACTAAACATTACTAAAATACTTGTTGCCGCAATTGAAAGCCTTGGAGAACTTTCTTTACCAGTTGAAAAATTTTTAAAGGCAGCTAATGAAGACAAAGAGTTACAAGTAGATTATAATGAAGATGATCAGACATTTACATTTAAGCTTAAGCAAAAAGATTAATTCTATCGGGCTTCACAGACCCTGATTTAAATGGTATACTAGTAGAGAGAAGAAAGAATATAAATGACTATTTCCCTAGAAGATATAATGTCAAAGTTAGACCCCAAAACACGTGCAAGAGTCCAGTCTGCACAAAATGTTCAAGTTCATAAACAATTGACTCCCAGCATAGGATTAAATGTTGCTTTAAAAGGTGGCTTGGGATATGGAAGACAAATATTAGTTTGGGGTAATAAGTCTGCTGGCAAATCTTCTTTTTGTTTACAAATGATAGCGCTAGCGCAACAAGAAGGCAAAACTTGTGCATGGATTGATTCAGAAGCATCTTATGACCAATCTTGGGCAGAGCAGCTGGGAGTAGATTCGTCTTCCCTTATTTATTCTCAAGCTAAAACAGTAAATGACATGGTAGACGTTGGTGTAAAGCTAATGGAGGCTGGCGTAGATGTAATTGTTGTAGACTCTATCTCTGCCTTGCTTCCTGGTATATATTTTGAAAAAGATGGAAATGAAATGAAAGATTTGCAAGACACAAAGCAAATCGGCGCAGAAGCAAAGGATATGACTCACGCAGTCAAAATGTTAAATTATGCAAACAAAAACACACTACTTGTTCTTATCTCCCAACAAAGAAATCAGTTTGGGTCAATGCATGCTTCACACATCCCAACAGGAGGAATGGCAGTTAAATTTTTCTCTAGTACCGTTATCAAACTCTGGTCTTCAGAAGCTGAAGCTAATGCTATCAAAGCTGGCGTTCAAGTCGGGGACAAAATTATTGAACAGCGTGTCGGGAGACCAGTCAATTGGATTATTGATTACAACAAGCTCGGCCCCCCTAACCTTTCAGGACAATACGATTTTTACTACCAAGGAGAGTCTTTAGGAGTTGATCGTATTGGTGAAACGCTAGATGTTGCAGAAATGTACGGTTTAGTAGAAAAAGGCGGAGCATGGTACACAATTAATAAAGAGCGTTTTCAGGGCAGAGCTAAAGCAATAGCATACCTTAGAGATAACCCAAAAGTTGCTGGCGCCTTGATTGAGGAAATTAATGCCAAATCTTAACGAGTTTATTAATAAACCACAGGTAGTTGTTAAACAAAACTTAGAGTCTATCCATGGAGTAAAACCATGTTCTAAGTGTGATAAGAATGCAGAAGAATCTTTTTGGGATCCAGATTCTATGGTCCTTGCATGGGAATGTCCTGATGGACATGAAAACGAAGTTAGGGTGGGTTAGATTGAATACAGACTTCAGCTCTATAAAAAAAATTGTAGTGGCCCCACAAATTGTAATATATAAAAACATATTTAAAAACAGCAAAGAGATAATTGAATTGTTGCAGGATAGTAGAAAAATTTCGTTCTTTAATGAATGGAGGGATTGGTATGGTCAAGGATTTAGAAGAGATTCAGACCTTGATCTTTTAAATACTATAGACACTGAAAACGATAAATTTCTTAATTTAGAAAAACAATACATACTAGAAATAAATGAATGTATGAATTTTATTAGAAAAGACTACCTTAATCAGTTTGGAAAAGAAAGTGGAATATGGCCATTATTTATAAAAAATTGGGAATTGCTAAAAGATACAAACGAAAAATACTGGATTGATTTTTTTAGATATGATGTAAGTAAGCAGGGTAGAGTTGGTGAGTCTGGTCTATTTATGGAATATCATGTAGACGAAATGCCAATTCCAGGAGAAACCAAATTTAAAAGACACGTTGCAACTGTTAATTTTTATTTAAATGATGAGTATGACGGAGGAGAAATTTGTGTATACGATTCTATGTCAAATAACACATACATGTATAAGCCTATGCCTGGAGATGCCGTCATAATGCCGTCAACAGAACCATTCTATCATGGGGTAAAGCCATTCAGTAAATCAGATAGATATTTCTTAAGGGCATTTATTGATTCTGACGTTAAAAATGAAATAGAATGGAAAAAACAATACGACATAAAACTTGGACAAGATAATTTAAATAATGTTAATACAGAAGAGTCTTATGTAGAAAAAGATTTACAAACTATAAAGCTATCTATCCCATCTAACCTTATAGAAGTTAAAGGGTAACAAATGTCCGAAAGATCCGAAGTAAAAAGAGATGGCGCTAAAGCACAAAAAAATAGCGGGCGAGGAGACTATCAGAAAGGTGACGCCCAGTGGAATCAATTTTTAGTTGATTACAAGGAAGCGGGATCTACATTTACATTAAACAAAGAAGTATGGTCTAAAATATGCACAGACACATTTAAGGTAAATAGAAATATGCACCCAGCCTTAAAAATTATTATAGGTAAAGAAAGTAAGGTTCGACTTGGTATAATAGAGTGGGCAGTTTTAGAAGAATTAATTAAATTTTGGGAGGACAATAATGCATAATGTGGATGTGTATGTAGACAACTCATCTCTTCCATCAGCAAAAATTAGACCACTAACATTGCAAAGAGATTGGATGCATTCAAATACTTATAACTGCCATCCAATAGTTATGGCAAACACATTTGGATATGGAATTTATTTTGATCATGACATATCTTTTATTTGGAAGGGTTTAAGGGATCAGGGGGCGGTTGGAATTGTTGGTAAAGATAACGTATGGGTTGGAAGAGGTGAGGGTACAGTCAGTTTTGTCACAAATCTAGTATTTAAAACTGATGAAAATACAAGCCTTGTTACAATGCCAGTGCCAAATGAGTACATTGATGGTGCACATGTATTGAGTACAATACTATCCACTTCTGTTTTTACTGGTACATTTACTGTTGTTTGGAAACTAGATACTCCAAACAAGGAATACTTTGTACCAGCTGGTACAAACATAGCTTGCATCCTACCAATCTCTTTAGGATCAATTCAAGATTCAGTAATAACCATACACGAAAACGGGGGCATACCTTTTAAAAAATTACAAGATAGTTTTGAATACATATCTTATCTAAAAGGATTAAATGCTAAAGGGATTAGGCCAAGAATGTATAAAAAAGGCATCGATCATACAGGCAAAATAATTGGTAAACATGAAGTAGATAAAATTAACTTAAATGTTAGGTATCAAAATGACTGAGCACTTTGTTATTGACGTATTGTCTAAAGATGAATGTAATCTATACGCCCAAACCATTGACTCTTTAAGTTCTGAGTGGATAAAAAGACCGCAATGGAGTCCCAATTGTTACACATTAGGTTCGGCAACTCATGCAGACATAAATCCAGATGAATCAGCCAACAGTAATTTATTTGATGATATTGAATACAATAATAATATTTTAATAAAAAATTTTCCAGATTTATATAAAAAAATATTAAAAGCACTAGGAGATATAATTGGAGAATGTGAATTAATTGTAGGCAAAGCACCAATACCAGGATTCTTTATCTATGGGGAACCAAAGCCAAATAATATAAAGAGAGAAGAGATATCTCCACTACGTGGCGCTTGCCAGATTCATTTTGATGGTCAGATTCCCCTTTTAGATTACATTTGGAATAACTATAAAGATGTCGATACAGATTCTATAAGTTACACGCTTGCAATAGAAATGCCAGAATACGAAACAGCTTTTCTGCTTTGGGACCAGCCAGATCTTGGATATTACATGAAAGGTGAAATTGCAGAAATATATAAAAGTTATGATTATTATGAAAGAGAAAAAAACTCTGAATTTTTAGATTCTATAATATTAAATAAAGTGCCAGGGGCAATACAGCACATACCAGGGAAAATGATAGTTCATAAAGGACATCAATTGCATGCGGCAGCAGGATCAATAAAACCATTTTCTACCGACAGAAGGATTACTCTCCAGGGCTTTGGTGTAAAATGTGATGGCATATGGAGGTTATTCTTTTAATGGAAATGTTTTTTTTATGCGGTATTGCAATAGGATTTTTAATAGGATACCCACTTGGGTTATTTATAGACCAAATAGACAAAAGGATAAAGAATAATGGAAGATAAAAATACATTACAGCTTATTAGCGACATCACAGAATTTAATGATCTGCATGAGTTTATGCAGGATGAGCACTTAGACAAGGCTCTGGCTATTGTTGTAAAGCTTTTGATGAATCCCGATGTTCCTTCTGCAAAAGCCCCACATTTAATTATGGAGCTCCAGGCCATGTCTACTAAGTTTGCGGTACTTGCTTCAGTATATTCAACAATTGCTAAAGACAAAGCTGGCACAGTAAACAACAACAAGAAAAATATTTACTATTCAGTAAAAGAGTCCATAGACAAACTTGTAGATGCACTTAAATACGTAGTTAGGTATAACTCATAAGTGGCTAGAGATATCGTAAAAAACCTTAAATTTAAAAAACATGCTGGTAATTTTTTTGACCCAGAAAAGTTTGCTCAGCTTCTTGACGAGTCTTATAGAAATACAAAACGTCCAGATGGAGACACCACAAAGAAATCTTTTAGCCCAAGCTTATTAGGTTACGGTCATGGCACATGTCCAAGATACTGGTATATGGCATTTACTGGGGCGGTCTTTATTGATGATAATGATGCTGTTGCGGTGGCAAATATGGCCCAGGGCACACAGGCTCACGAAAGACTACAGAATCTTATTAAGACTATGCCTGAATGGAAAGCGGAAGAAGAAGAGATTGTAAATGATTATCCTCCTATTCGAGGCTTTATAGATTTAATTATGGAGTATGATGGTGAAACAGTTATTGGTGAAATTAAAACAGCTAAGCAAGAGGTTTGGGACACTAGACAAGCTGAAATGAAATCTTCACCAAACCACATGCTTCAGCTATTAACGTATATGAGATTAAAGAATGCCAAAGAAGGTTTCTTTCTTTATGAAAACAAAAACACTCAAGAGATACTAATTATTCCAATTTCAATGAATGATAAAAACAAAGAAATAATTGAGAATGCTTTTCAATGGATGAGAGATGTATGGGATAATTTTAAAGAAGGAGATTTACCAAAACGTCCTGAAGGCGCAACCAAGTATAAGCTTCCTTGCACATACTGTCCAGTAAAAAAAGAATGCTGGGCAAAAGGATCTAATCCTGGAACAGTTGAAATTGATTTAATGAAAGTCTCCAAATAATGAAATGTTTTAATTCTGAATGCCCTAAAGATTTTACTCCCAAGACACATAATCAAAAATATTGTTCTGACGAATGTTGTAGGGTTGCAACAAATAAAAGAATTATGCAAAAGTATTATGAAAAAAAAGCTATTAAAAATGGTGCTCCAAGAAAATGCAAGGGGTGCCCAGGATTTTTAAGCAGATACAACACAGAAATGTATTGCTCTAAATGCATAAAATCTAAACGCTTTAAAGATAAAAAATATTTGATGGGAATAATAGATGACATTGGCTAGTTTAGTAAAGACCAAAGCATCTAGGGTGCTTGGTATTGATGCGTCTACAAACTCAATAGCTTTTTGCCTTATGGAAAATGACGTGCCATTAAAATGGGGCAAAATTAACTTATCAGGAAATGACATTTATGAAAAAATCTATGATGCAAAAGTTAAGATGAGCGCAATGCTAGGAGAATTAAGTGCAGATTATATTGCTGTTGAAGGTGCTGTGCTTGTTAGATCAGCAGATGCTGTAATAAAACTATCTTATGTATATGGGGTTGTCATTGCGGAGCTTATGTCAACTGGAGCTAAAGTTATAACAATAGCGCCAACTTCATGGCAGGCATATATTGGTAATAAAAATCCTACTAAAGAAGAAAAGCTAGCAATAAGACTATCTAGTCCAGGATATGCAGACTCATGGTATAAAAATCAATTAAGAAATATGAGAAAACAAAGGACGGCGGATTACTTTAACAATAAGTACAACCTATTAATATCAGATTTTGATGTAGCAGATTCATTTGGAATTTCTCATTATGCTAATAAGGTCCTGACTCAACGATGAAACTTTATCAGAATAAGGACTGGCTTTACAATAGGTATAATATTCAAAAAAAGACTATTGTAGAAATATCTAAGGAATGTGGTGTATCAGCCATGACTATACAAAGATATATAGATAAATTTGGTATAAAGCCCAAGCGTTAATTGACATTTTGGTTGACTAGAAGTATAATCATTTAATGGGTAAAGAATACAAAATTGAAGTATATAAACTTGGAAACGGACCAAGCGCTAAATTAAGACCCTTAAATATACAAAGAGAGTGGATGGACTCTGGAGTATATCACTGCATACCAATATCAATAGCTAATAAAATTGGGTATGGGGTTTATTTTGAAGAAGACATATCATTTCGTTTAGATTCAAAAAATGGATCCGCATATTCTACAAACACAAATTCTTTTATCTGGAGTGGGGAAAGTTTAACAAATAATGCTTATGGTAGAGGATATGGAACAGTCAGCTTTGAGCCAAATTTAATCTTTAAAACAGATGAGAATGTTAGTTTGATGACAATGCCTGTACCAAATCAAATATTAGAAAATGCAACCGTTATTTCAACTCTACTATCTACTTCTTTTTTTACCGCATCTCTTCCAATAGTTTGGAAATTACACAAAGAAAATCATGAATATTTTATACCAGCTGGAACAGACGTAGCTTGCGTTTTGCCAATATCTTTAAGCAGCATTCAAAATTGTGAAATGAATTACCACGACTATGATTTTCCTGATGAAAAAATTAATTCTAGCCCAGAATATCTTGATGCTCTTTCGGAAAAAATGAATTCAGATGGAAAATCTGGATTTTATAAAAAAGCAATAGACCACAATAATAATAAAATTGGTAAGCACGAAGTAGATAAATTAAATTTATTTTTAAATGAAAAGAGAAAAAAATGAATGAGATAGAGCCATCGATACATTTTGATAAAATGAACAAGGTTGTTTCTGAGTTACTAAAGGGTAACTCAGCAACTCAAATTGCCGCAATAACTGGCATTAATAGAAAAGATGTTCTAGAGTATATTGATGAGTGGAAATCGGTAGTGCATAATGATACAAATGTTCGAGATCGTGCCAGAGAAGCTCTAATGGGGGCAGATCAACACTATGACATATTAATTAAAGAGGCATGGAAAACAGTAGAGGATGCCGATACTCAGGGTCAACTTAATGTAAAATCTGGAACACTAAAACTAATTGCAGACATAGAAGGTAAAAGAATTGCAATGTTACAAGCGGTAGGAGTTCTTGAAAACAATGAGATTGCATCGCAAATACTAGAGAACGAAAGAAAGCAAGAAATGTTGGTTAGCATACTAAAAGAGGTTACGTCTAGCTGTAATCATTGCAAGGTAGAGGTTGCTAAAAGATTATCTCAAATTACTGGAATTGTAGAGCCTATTATTATTAGTCAAGAAGCAAAAGATGCTTAACCTAGAAAACTCCATCACTCTTGGAAAAGACATATACGTTTTCCATAATTTTATATCAAAAGAAGAGTGTTTGAATATTATTAAAGAAATAAACTCAATCCCAGAATCCAAGTGGGAGGGTAGGTTTAATGAAGGCGGGCAAGGATATGAGGTAGCACATTCACCCATGTCCCAAATAGAAGATTTAAGAAAGAGGCTGATAGCGATACTTGATAAAGATGTAAATCTTGGATCGTCTTCTGTTCCAACTAGAATGAAAAAGGGATATGTGGGGACACACCATTCAGACAACTCTGATTTTTTAAAAGTAGTAGAGGCAAGTAAATATTTAAAAAATGGGGAAGAATTTTATATGAAAGAAAATAGTCTTGCTGGACTGATTATGTATTTCAATGAATTTGAAGGCGGAGAAATATACTATTCAAATCAAGACATATGCTACTATCCAAAGGCAGGAGACCTAGTAATACATAGCTCACAAGAGCATTGCAAACATCAGGTAAAGGAAGTAAAAAGTGAAATAAGATATTCTCATTCCAACCACCTATATAATTTAATTAAAGTCCCAAAATGGTTTAAAGATGTCGATTGATTTTTCAGAGTTTATAGAAATATTAGATGGCGATGAGTTTGAGGAAAAGCCAGTAGACTTGCGGACTTTTGTAACAAGCCCAGATTACTTGGGACTACCACCACTTTCAGAAAATCAATATACGCTTATTGAAAAAAGTTCTCAAATATACAAAGAGTCTACTCTTATTAAACTTTATGGAGAAGAATTAGGCAAACATGTGTTCAATCAAACATGCGTTGAGGTTATTGCTCAATTGGGTAAAGGCTCTGGAAAAGATTACTCGTCAACAATTTCTGTAGCCTACATTGTTTATTTGTTATTGTGTCTTAAAGACCCAGCGGCATATTATGGAAAACCGCCAAAAGATGCCATAGACATATTAAATATTGCTATCAACGCACAGCAGGCCAACAATGTTTTTTTTAAAGGATTTAAAATGAGAATTGAAAACTCTCCTTGGTTTGCTGGTAAGTATACAGACAA